GGACGTCCAAGAAGTTCCATGCTCGATCAAGGAAGGTGAGTGCACAATGGGTATCTACCACGTGTAGGATGATGATGAGTGTATCACCTTCGAACCCTTCAATTACGACACAGAGATAAAGGTCATTTTCCAAGCACCTATATGCAGAGGATCTCAAGTAAGTGCAGGTAGGGAAGATGAATACATATTCGAGCCAATAGATGGACTCGTCCATTTTAAATACAAAGCTCAGGACATACCTCAATATATACAGCGAGGAACATACTTACAAACAGTGAGGGCACCAGAATTCAGTTTAGAAAATTTAACCTTCTATAGACTGGTAGTAACCACCGAAGTGCTCACCGAAGATAACCAGATTAGATGGAACAATCGGATCCCAGACAATAATCAGAGATAGGTAATGATGGACATACTGGGTCCAAAAGGCTCGGTGTGTCTCCAACAAGATTTTGCGTATTGGAGAGATAGAAAGGTTGTTTACCACTGGGATTAGGCTTAGAAATGGACTGCTCTGAGACTGGGATGGAGAGTGACTGTTGCACCAGTTTTGCGAAAGATTCGATAGATTAAAGACTTCGTCACCTGTAGAGCATCGAAGGAATCCAACGATTGTGGTGAGTTCTTGTATAGATGCTTGACGACATATGAAAAGAAATTGTTCGCCCTGAACTAGAAGTAGAAACTTACATCAGTGATAGATTTAGATGGTGATGAAAATACTAAGGCCATTAGAGACTCTATACTCACTATAGCAGGAGCAGCAATGTCTATGATCTCTACAATTGCGTTCACAAGTGGATATATAAGTGTACCAGTTGCCCTCACATCCTTATATCTCATAATTAAAGCAGCGTGGGATTGGAAAGTTAACAGTGACCACATGTTAGTGAACCAAGACGATGACTTCATGGAGGTCCAGATAGGCAGATCAACACTCTTATCGAAGAGACACACTTGTCCTAAATTGGAATGGGAGGATGCCTCACGAGATATCAGATTAGAATTGAATAAATATCCAAAGGAAAAAGCTGATTGGGTTAGTGTAGACTACTATTATAACAAACCTATAGACAACTCTATGGTAGTCGGAGTTGCAGATTGCCTAACCTACAGCCAGGATTGTGATTAGAACATGCAAACAGTTGCTTCTATTCAAGACAACATCCAACAGCTTCAAAGCTCAGATGTCAGACAAGCGAAAATGTTACAGACAGGGTTTGATATTATAACCCCAGCAGGAAAATCACGACAATTCGAGTGGGATTCAAAGACCAATAACAACCTATTAGTTGCTCTCTTTCAAAGGCACTTTAGCACCAGAATTAGGCCCGAACATGGAGTAGTCGACGCGTGTTCAGAATCATTTCAGAAATGATTAGACACTTGGAACTATCCAGAGATTACCCTACCATGTGTTATGAATTGGATTCAGAATAAAAAGAAGTGGTCTAGGGAGAAGAAATAGAAATACCTGCAAATCATACACAAACAGATGCACTCCAATAGAGCTCAAGATTTTGAAGGGTCGTTCAAGTTAATGGTAAAATCTGGGGAAACTTAGGCTACTAGTGGTGACCCACTGAAGGATTCCTCACGACCGTGACTCATATTTGCTCCAAGTGATAATTACTGCGGGTTATTAACATATGTGTAGGATCAACTTTTCAAAGATATCAAATCCAATGAATTGTCCTTCAGCCATGGTGACGATGCTGACTCACTAAAAGATAGGGTTACTAGGATTCTGAAAGGTGACTTTGAAAAGTATGTGTCAGTCTCAATCGATGGATCTTCTTTTGATTCTAATTAGCACCAATGCATAATAGATGCCATAGATAATAGATTTTTTAGGCATTTTAGAAATTGAATAAACGACATCCTTATACATATTAGCA